GCGAAAAGAGGTCAAGGCGGCCATGGCCAAGATGTCAGCGACCAACAAGCGGCTGGCCAACGTGCAAAGCTGCCTGCGCTCGGCCCTGAGCGATGCCGTAGACGACGAGCTGATCGAATCGAACCCGCTGGCCGGCTGGACGTATTCAGTGAAGGGAAAGCCGCGCACCGAGGACGAGATCGATCCTTTCTCGCCGGACGAGCAGCGGGCAATTCTGGCGGCAGCGACCGGGCAGTATCGGAACCTGTTGCAGTTCGCCTTCTGGACTGGATTGCGGACAAGTGAGCTGGTCGCGCTGGAGTGGGGCGACATTGACTGGCATCGCGGGGAGGTGAGGGTGTCGCGGGGGCTGACGGCTGCAGCCAGCGAGGCAGAGACGCCGAAGACGGCGGCCGGGGTGCGTAGCGTGCGCCTTCTGCCTATGTCGTTCGAGGCACTGAAGGCCCAGCGCGAGCACACCTATATAGCAGGGGGCGCAATATTCCACGACCCGAGGCACAACCGGGCATTTGCCGGTGACCAGGAGCTGCGCAAGTCATTCTGGACGCCGACCATTCGTAGGGCAGGCGTGCGCTACCGGAACCCGTACCAGACCAGGCACACCTACGCATCCATGATGCTGAGCGCGGGCGAGCATCCTATGTGGGTGGCCAAGCAGATGGGGCACACGTCGTTCCTGATGATCAGCCGGGTTTATGGCCGATACATCCCGAACGAATCTGACACGTCCGGCGATCTGGCGGCGGCCAAGTTTGGTGGGGTAGTCGGTGCTGGACTGCGATCAGCCATTTAATCGAGTGCGACGATCAATAAAACCCTGTTGACGTAGCTACATTATGCATTCATTATGTAGCTACACGAACAGGGGAATTCTGATGGATGATGGAAAGCGCACGCCGCGCCAGATAAGGCTTAGCGACCATGAGTGGGCGGCATTCAGATCGTTGCTTGGGGCTAGGTGGCTCCGCTCTCAGATAGAGAGAGCAATTAAAAAACAATCCAAGGAAAAGGATCCAGCGAATGACCAATAACCTAAGCGACGAAGAGAAGATAAAAGTTCTTGAGGCTATATCTTTGCTTGGCAAAAAAGCCATGCATTGCACAACCGTGGACGAGGCTAGCAGGCTGCTTGATCTCACAAAAACAATTGAGATTAATTGCGGGGATGCTAGGTCGGCGGTGTCCTGTATCTATCAGTTCATTATCGCTCGACTGCGAGACATCATCGCGGAGCCGCAGCCAGGAACACAGGGTGTTTATGTGATCTCCTATGAGGATGGTCACATAAAAATCGGCAGGACCAAGGATTTCCCGGCCAGAATCAAGTCGCTTTCATTTGCGTCCCTCTCCCCTATTTCTAGTAGTCGATTCTTTGAGTGCGCAAACTCAAGCTTTGTTGAAGCTTATGCGCATCGGCATTTCAAGGATTACCGCCTAAAGAACGAGTTCTTCTCGACTCGGTTTGAGGATGCATGCGAATTCATTCGTCGGGCAGTCTGCGATGAATTCCACCCATCTCAGCCCAACTAAATTAATCCGTGTGAGGCAGCTGCGCTTGAGGCGCTGGCAAATGAGGCCGGGCAGTCCGGCGACAAATAAACGAAGGGGTGATTTATGAGCAAGGAATGGAAGCTGGTTCCGGTCGAGCCGACCGACGATATGAAAGAGGCTGGGGCGCCATCGTGCGAATACACGGGCACTGTCTGCGCCGCATTGTGCTACGAGGCCATGATCGCCGCCGCCCCTGCGCCGCCGCAAGATGATGCGCAGCCGGTGGCCGGGCAGTCCCGATTCACATCGCAAAAAGACTGGCAGCCATGCAGTTACGAGCATCACCTGATGGTTATCGCGAATCCTAGCGAGTGGCCAGGATACGAAACGCGCGCACTCTTCACCCGATCCGATGCCGGCGAGGTTGAGTCGCTGCAGGAAGAGCTGGCCAAAACCCGCGAATCACACGAAACAATGCGCGCCGACCTCATCGAAACGGATCGCAAGCTGACTTCCGCCGAGCAGTGGGGTGGGATTCTCGAAAGGGCAGTTTTCAGGGCGCTTGATGATTCAAGCGAAAACGCCACAACAGGCGAGATAACAATCATGCGGGCCGACTATGAGGCGTTGGTAATTCTGATTGGCGAACCCACCGAATCGGGAGAAAGCACATGAGCAGCGAACAGATCTACCTCTACCGCCGAAAGGGCCTGAGCGATTACGCAACTTGCGACAGGGCTCGCTATGTTGAGCTGTCGCAGCACAATCTATTCGAAACGAAGGTCTGCTATGCCAGCGCTGAGCCCGAAGAAGGCGACCACGACGGCCGCCAGCTTGAGTGGGAGCGCTGCGAGAACAAGCGACTGCGCGCCGAGCTTGGCGAATGCAAGGGCGAGTATGACCGGGCCGTCAACAAGGTGGATGCGCTGCGGGATCAGCTGGAGCAGGCGCAGGCCGACCTTGTCCGCATGACCGAGGGTCGCGACGGGCTCCGCTCGACTCTGGATGAGGCGAACAAGATCATCGCCTGGCAGCGTACTGAGCTGGACCAGCTGAAGAAGAATGCCGGCCATTCAGCGCTGCGTAGGGAGGCATTCGATAAATTAGCTCAGGCAGTCGCGGCTGGCGCGCCTATCGGTGACGTTTACGCCTGCGACAGCGCAGAGCCGACCAACAAGGAGGGCGCGCAATGACTACTGCAAAGAGAGATGAGCGCGGGCTTCTCTACAACGACGATGCGCACCGCGATGCATGGTCAGGGCTCACGCATATGGGTGTGTGGGATTTCAAGATAACGCCGGACATGGTCGGCAAGACCTTCGGCGAGGCGGTAGACGGTCTTTTCGAGAATGACGGCAAGGAGGGCGCGCAATGAGCGACCAATCCCAAAACAGGACACAAGCTATGAGCCTGGCAGACATTGAAGCCTTGGTAAGCGAGATCAACAAGGCCACGCAGGATCTCAACAGCCTACTCCGGCACGCCTCCATGGAAGGCATCAGGTGTGATGTTGAGGTTCTGGATCTCGATGCGATCGGCTATCTAGAGCCGGCCCGACTCATTACCGTTAAGTCATACGCGAGCATTTCAGGGTCCCAGTCATGACCTATATCAACCGCAAGCAGGTGAAGCCATGAGCCTATGGTCGCTGTACCTGGCCGGCGCAGTCGCTACGACGGCCCTGTTCGTGTTCTTTATCGGTCGTGAGCTTCCACAATGGATGCGCGAGGTGGCCGAAAAGGATCACTTTCCTCTCGAACTGCTAGAGCGCTTCAATCCTTTAATTTGCGCACTGTTAGCGCCAGTTGTGTTGCTATTGGCCGCGGTGGCGGGCGCGCTCTGGCCTCTGACCCTTCCGGCGTACTTGCTCGAGAAGGAAAACCCATGACTGACGACGGATACCGCAAGCCGTAAATCGGCGGCAAAAAAAACGGGTGACTAGAAAGGGGCTATCAGTCACGCCTAAATGCGGTTTCAGCAGCTTTTCAGCTACCACACCGCTACAGGCCACGGAATACAACGACCGACCGGGGGTTTAAATCCCCCGGATTACCACTTTCCACTTTATATAGCTACGATCAGGCCAGCTTTCCGCCAGCCGCAATGTAGTAGGCAATCAGGTCAGGCAGCTTGTGCTCGCGCTGCCCATACCCTGCGCCTGGCAGCGATGCCCAAATGTTGTTGCATTTGCCGATGGCAGCCTCGATGCGACCCGCCTGCACGTCAGGCAGCGCCCGGCACTCCCTGATGTGCTGCAAGGCCAGCTTGTCTTGGCTGGCTGGACCGAAGTCCGGCAGCTTCAGCAGCTCCTTGTAATGCGGCCAGTCCTTTTTCATCTGCTGATACCGGCCGGCGGCCGTCGACTTCAAGCCCTTGCTGTTGACGGTGACCATGATGCCGGGGTGATCGGCGTAGCTGGTGAAGGTGTTGGGGCTGTCAATGCCGCCAACAATCACGTCATAGCCGTTGTTCTTGGTGTGTCTACTGGTCGACGTACCCTCTGCAAAGGCGATCATGTCGAGAAATGCAGCTTGATTTGTTAACTCTTGCCTTTGAACGGGTGATTGCACGGTGCTATCCTCATACGGGCACAATTAGCGCGGATTTATAAATGGAGTTCACATGAAGCTTATAGATTTGACGGGGCAGAAATTTGGACGGCTTACCGTCCTGCGCCAGGGGGAAACACGAAAAAACGGCGGGTCAGACTGGGTGTGCTTATGCGACTGCGGAGAGACCACGGTCGCGGTCGGATCTCGCATAAGGCTCGGCAAGACGAAATCTTGTGGGTGTCTTGGCATTGAGTGGGCGAAGTCGCTAGGGGCGAACAAGGTTTTTATTGAGAAGAGGGCGAACGCCCTGGTAGTCCACGGCCATAAGCGAAGGGGGTCAGCTTCAGTTGAATACAAAACATGGCTCGCCATGAAGCGGAGATGCTATGACCCTAAATGCAAGGACTACGCGAATTGGGGCGGTCGCGGGATAAAGGTTTGTGACCGATGGGTGAAGTCGTTCACCAACTTCTTCGAAGATATGGGGCTTAGGCCAGACGGCAATTACAGCATTGATAGGCTTAGGTCCAACGAGGATTACTCGCCAGATAATTGCCGCTGGGCAACCCTTGAAGAGCAGGGCGGCGAGAATCGTAGAGACCTTACATCTATAACGATTGGTGAATTGTCGTTCCATAGCATTGCCGCTGCGTGTAGACACTTCGGCGTGAAGCTGACGACCGCCCACTACCGGATATCATCAGGGATACCAATCGAGCAGGCAGTATCTTTCAGCGGGCGACTCTCATCCCGTCGAGACAGAGAGTCCTACATCAGGAAGGATCTACGCTGAAAACCGATACTTCTGCCCGTCTCCGTCAGCCTCTGGCGTGTTGCCCAGGCGCGCAGCCAGAGTGCCGGTGTCGTACTTGCTCAGGTACTGGTCACCGCCAAACTCGCACACGTAGCGGAACTGGCCGGACTCATGGCCGACCTGCGCGATGAAGGCAGCCATGCGAAGGCGCGTATTGATCTGGTACTTGCCCATGGCCAGCGTGAGCGCAGACGCAAAAACGCCAGCCTGCTTGCCGGCGTTCGGGAGGATCTGCAGCAGCTGCTGCGAAGTAATCGGCATACTTTTCTCCGGGCGTAAAAAAGCCCGCGCTTGGCGGGCTATCTGATGGCGCTCGCTTTAGTTTTCTGCGGTCAACTTGGCAGTCCATCCAAAGATAGCGGTTGTCGCCCCAGGGTCGACGTTGACGTTGATCGTGAACGTCGTTGCCGTGTTAGCGCTCACCCAGAACTTCATAGCGTTGCCACCGCTGTTTGTAAGGTGCGGCTTGATCCCGTTAAGGCTTGGCGTGCCGGAAAGTCCGTGCGTAACAACAATCGAAGTAGCTCCAGAGGCGATGGTAGCCGTGCCCTGGGAAGCGCCCACGAAACCAATATTGTGATCGATGCGAGTAGCCGCACCACTCGTCGAAAGTGCCAGCGTCGTATTGCCGCGAACGTCGTTATTGATGATTCGGTTGTTGTCGCTGCCTGCATCCTCGACGATTCCGTTGTTGTTGCCGTAGCAGGTGATGTCGCCAACGGTAACGCCCTCGGCGTTGGTGAGGCGCAGGCCGGTGGATGTGCAGCCGTACAGCGTTCCGCCTGTTACAGAGCCGTATCGCGCAGGTTTGCTGGCCGCGCCGAGCTGCACGCCGTGCTGGCCCGTTCCAGAGACGCGCGGGTTGCTAATCTCGAACCAGTCGACGTTTTGCAGGATTATCCCTGACGAAACTTGACCACCCGTGCCGCGCAGCGGATGAATGCGCGGATTGTTGATGGTGACGTACTGGGAGTCTTCGATCAGGAACCCGCGCAAAGCATCGTAAGCAGTGAAGTTGTCGATCTGGATGTCACGGCAGCCGACGATGCGGGCGCAGTAGTCGCCGTTTTCAACACACTGTCCGGTGATGTTCGACACCTTAATATCGGCTACGCGCTTGGTCAGGCCGTCGTCGGTGAAGTAGAACGCAAAGCCGCCTGCGTTGATCCGCCCGACTTTTCCGACAATGTTCGAGATATTGACCCGGCGAACACGGGTGGTTGTCTCTGGCCGGATATGGATCTTGATCAGGCTGGACTGCCCGGTGTCCAGCGAGCAGTTGGTGACGACGACATCCTCAATGTCGCCAAGGTCGTCGACTACGGCCACTTCTTGAGTAAAGGCAATGCAGTCATCGCCAGTCTTGATGCGGCAGTTGGCAATGACGATGTTGCTGCTCTTGCCCTTGAAGTGGATTCCATCCGTCAGTACCGCGGTCGAACCGACGTCAATGGCGATTCCGTCAATAAGGACGTTCGTGCAGTTCTGAAACTTGGTCGTCCAGTCGTTGTAAGTGTTGAGGATGCGGATGTTGAGGATGCGGATGTTGTCGCAGTTGAAGAAAACGAGGTGCTTGCCGACCCGGCCGCCGTAGGTTCCGCCAGTGACTGCCGACTTGATGGCGCCGTGCCCATAGATCAGGATGCCACTCTTACCGGTGGCGTCACCCTTGTTCTTGATAGTGCCTGTGTATGTATCGATGCCCTCGAAGTCTTTAATCAGCGTGCAACCCGCCGGCAGGTACAGGCGCGAACTGTTTCCGAGCTGAAGCGGTGCCGACAATCGCATGTCGCGATTGGCCATGACCGCGACAAGATTCATCGACTCAGCGAGGTCGATGGCGGCCTGTGCTGCGGCGGACCAGTCCCAGGTGGTGGCGTCGGCGGGGTTCGGCTTCACAATTAGGCTGTAGAACTCGCGAACGTCTACATTGCGGGAGTTGAACACGTCGCCAGCGTCGTTAATTGCCTCGCTTAGCGCGGTTCGCCCCCATCCTACCTTGGAGCCACCAGCGGTGGTCGCCAGCTCCTGGCGCAGCGCCGCATCGCCAACCGAAACCAGCTTGGCCGAATCGGTCGCCCAAACTCCGGTTGTCGTCCACGGCAGAGTGCCGGCTTTGGCCTTGTACAGTTCGGAATTGTACTGAACGAGCTGAGTCACGCGAGTCAGGGCGATGCTGGCAGCATACGGCACCGGGGCTTCATAGCCTCGGTTCGCCTCTGATGCGGCGTAGTCAGCTGCGCGCTGTGCCTGGGCTGCGTTGAAGTCATCGGCTCGCTGAGCCTGGGCGGCCGCAAACGACGCCTCGATGCCGGCCCACGACAGGCGGTTGACGCCGCGACGATCCGGGTAACTGAGCAGCGGCCCAAGGATCAGATAGTCGATGTTCTGCGCGTTGTCGATCAGGTCCTTCGGGTTGGTGCTGCCGATCGGGTTTAACGTGGCGTATATGGTCATGCGTTAGCTCCAGGCATGCGTAGCCCGATGGGCGAATTGGTTTTTTGTGCGGTCACGGTCATGCCTCCGGCCACTCGCGGTTCGTCGCGATGTCGACGATGTTCGAGTGCAGGACGTATTCGGGGGCGTAGAGCAGCCAGTCTTTGTCGATGATTGGGCGCTTGAGCAGTTGCAGGACGGCCCTGAAGCGCCAGCGGGAAATTCCAACGAGCGTTGGCCCGCTGTACATCTCTTTGAATCTGGCTTGATAGGTGTCAATGCCGATCGGCGTCTTGAGCGGGCAGTCAAACCACTCAACACCTTCGTTCAGGGTGTACTGGTGCCAGGCCATGAAAAGCTGCGCCTGGCCGTCGTCCATTTCCCAGGTGACTGCCGGAAAGGTCGGAACATTGCTGAACCTGCGGCGCGATATGATCTGGCCGTTCGCCAGCGGGGTGTGAGCGGCCGGGTCCGTCGTGTTCATGTCGTAGCCGTCGCGCAGCGGATACGGCAGGCCTTCCGGGTACTGGATCATTTGCCGTCCTTATGGCGCCGTGGCGCTGTCGTAGGTGTAAACGCGGGCGTCATAGGGCATGCCCTTGAGCGCGACGTTGCCGTTGGATGGGTCGGAGCGCGTGACGAGCACCGGGTAGGCCCACTTCGACGCCGGCCCGATCAGCAGCTGAGGCAGCTTCATGTTTCCGCTCATGCTGGTGTCTGGCACAAAGTCGAGGTCGGCGACTTGGACGTGATACTCGTCGATTTGCGTCCCTTGGTAGGGACCAGAGAGAGAGCCATCGGCACGACTGATGCCGACTTTGTAGATCTCAGGCACCGACCAATCGATCAGCTCTGACGACTCCAGTAGGAAGCCCCCGGCAACCGCCGTAACACTGACAAGCTCGGCGCTCTGGCATTGCCCAGGAGTATCGCTGGCCACCGCGCAGAAGCTCAGGTAACCCGAGTTCATGCCGGCCAGTTCGGTTTCCCAGGTGTAGGTGTCTTGGCGGAACTTCTGGTGACCACGACGACGCATGCCGAACCGGTAGGCGCGATCCCTGTCGCCCACACCCGGCAGCTTGACCTTCTCGACCTTGTTGCCGGCATCGCCTGGCCAGCGGCACGGCACCGTCTCCCAGGCCCAGGTGATGTTCGAGTAATACTCGACATCCACACCATCAACGTCGTTGAGCGAGGTCAGCGGCCCGGCGATGCTGAGCTTCTTGGTCATGTTTTGGGGGCTGTAGGTCTGCGTCTTCGGGCCGTAGGTGATATCAAATACCGCCCGCGGCTCATCACGCACCAGACTGACCAGGCCGTTCTTGATGGTTAACTCGGCAAAGCCGCAGGCCAGCGCATCGTTGAGCCGGTCCTTGGCGGTGCTGCTGTCGTCGATGGTCTCGTCGTAATACTGGCCAGCGGCGTTGAATACCAGGTCCAGCCGATCCCACTCCTCCAGGTCGATGTCGCCGTCTTCATAGCCCAGCGACTTCAGCACATTCAGGCACCAAGGCACGATGCCGCGAGTCGCTACCGGCGCTTGCCAAGCCCCGCCCGAGCGAACCGGCAGAACGCGGGTCGCCTCGCCGTTGACTTGGCTTTCCGATTGCGCAGACAGGCGATCACCGCCGCGAATCTTGACCGACATAATGGTCATGCCCGGGTAGCTGGTCGGTCGCGTCTGACGCAGGCCACGCAAGCTGTCCCATTTCGGGCTATCGATCCACTCGGAGCTATTGGCGCCGCCACCCTTGGCCAGGCGCTTGATTCTGCCTTCTGGTCGCATCGGGTAGGGCAGCTCGATCCGAAAGGTGAATCCCTGCGCATCCCGCGAGTGACCGGTGACGCTTTGCGTAGTCACGGTCCAAGCCCCTGCGACATCCATGTCGCGATATTCGAACTGATGCTGCGAGTAGATCGTGTATTCATCACCTTTTCGGCCCATGCCGATCAGGCCGTCGAAGGTCACGGTGTACTCGATGTGCGTCACCTTTTCAGCCTCTGGCGCGCAAGCGAACGGCCCGCGATAGCCACCCTCCAGGCTGGATGGATCAAGGCTGACCAACCCGTTTACGGTCTCCATCGCGCTGAAACCGATCCATCCGGCATCAACCGAGCCCGACGCGGTGAGCCGGTCAACCGTCATGATCGAGGCGCTAAACGCGGTGATCCGGTAGCGCAGGCCGCGCGGCCCGATGGTGGCCAGGCCAGAACCAAGCGCCAGGCCATTAACCGGTGCGCCGCCGTCGTAATCCAGGGTGATCTCGGCGGGCTGCTCCGGCGAACCCGGGTCCGCAGCGGTGCCGGTGGTGTTGATCGGGCTAGAGCCGAATACGTCTGATGCACCTGACGAGACCAAGGCCAGCCCGGAAAAGGTTCCAATTTCAGTGATCAGGATCTTTCCTGCCGACACGCTGGCCAGGAATGGTGCCGCACCTTTGGCTGTGTTGATGGCTGATGCCAGGCCTGCCGCGTCCGTGGTCGCTGTGTTGAGCGTGATGCTATACGGTGTTGCGCCGAGACTGATGGTGAAGGTCAGCGGCGTCACGTTGAAGTCATAGCGGAGCGGCACGCTTGAGCCGAGAATCGTCGACGCCGTTCCTGTCGACGGCGGCGCGGCGGCCGCATACGGGACGTAACTGTTGACCACGTAGTTTCCGGCGTTGGCACCGGCCACCTCGATGAGCATTCCGGGCACCGGATCGAGCATATCAAGCGGGCCTTGGATGATGTCACGCCCCGCCCCGCCATCCACGACGGTGTACGTATACGGGGCGAGCGCACGGATAACCAGGCCGGTCTCCCAGTCTGCCGGGAAGCTGCCCGCGCCAGACGGAATTGCAATCGTGTCGCCGTTGAACTGGTAGGCCGAGGCCGTGGCTGACGGGGTGAGGTTGGTCGATATGGTCAATTCCAGTCCGGAAGTACCGCTGGAACTGGCGCCGACCTCTTTGGCGTTAAACCACAGCATCGAGGCGGTATCCGCAGACACGTCAGCGCCGGGCGCGTAGATCGTCACCTGAGCGTCGGCACCAAGGGAGATCAGCGGGGTTTCGCCCACCTTGATCTTGTTGACTGGAATGTCCAGCTCGCCATCGGAGACGTACAGCAGCATTTCCACCCACTTTTCGCGTGGCGCGGCAAACCAGGTGCGCGGCTCGGCCAGGTACGACGGGAACACCTTCTGATGCCCGGCGATGTTGCGGATCAGCTCGCCGAGCTTAACCTTGTTGCGCTTGGCGCTGGCCTCATCGAGCGGGCTGCCTTGGGCGACGCCGGAATTGGACGGCATCCCGGGCATCTTTGGCATGAGCAGCTTGGTCGCGGCAAATGCAGCAACAATCAGCAGGGCCGTGATGGTGAACGGGTCGGAACCTTTCGGCTCGTTCCAAATTTGGACGTGATCGGCTGGTTTGAATTTGACCTTGTGCCAGAGCGTCGGGCAGATCATCTCGCCATTGAGCTCGACGCTGACCGGCTGTACGGGGGCCCGACGGTAGTGTTCCGTCATGCCCTTGATCCAAGCCTCGATCGTCATGCGCTCGCGCGTGGTGTAGGTGGCCAGCGGCTGGCAGCCGGCCATTTTATTAGGGAAGAATTCGATGGTCATCGGTAGTACACCACTCGTTGATAGCGCTGCTCGAAGTCGCGCACGGTGCGAATGCGGGGGCCGCCCGGATTGGTGTCGAGCACCTTCAGCTGGCCGTCCAGGTACACGACCACGCCGACGTGATCCAGGAACTCGCCAATCAGTGCCGAGGCAATGGCGCCAGGCTCTGGCAGGCACTCTTCCAGGTCAGCGCTGATCGCTCGGTAGGCCTTGGTGTTCTCACGCAACTTGGACCGGCCGACACCGCCCAGTGATGGCAGCAGCGGCAGTCCGAACACTTCGTGTCGCACAGCGTTGACCAGGCCGTAGCAGTCGAAGGCCAACGGCCCGCGCGCGCCGTCCCGGTAAGGCGCTGACAGGTAATCCGCAATATCCTTCATATGAAGATCAGCCCAGGCGCGACGGTGGAAGTCAGCTTTTTGCGCGGGAATGCCGTTCCAAGAAGGTCGTACAGCCCGCACGTCAGCGTGGCCACGTCGTTGGCGTACTGCCGGTTAAGCACCGACAGCCGATAGCGCTCTGCCGGGTAGGTCAGATTGCTTTCGAGGTATCGCCGTTTTGTCAGGGTGATGCGCGCCGATGCTGCGCGCGCCTGTTCGATTGCCGTTTGGACCTTGCCATCGGTGTTGTCCAAGGCAATATTCAGGTTCTGGTATCCACTGTTGTCCTGCACGGGCAGGGCCTCTTCCACCGCCATCGCCAAAAAGACGAGCGTGCGCCCGTCCTCTGTTCCGCAGACGCGATCCTCATAGCCGGAGCAGATAAGGATCGGTGCCGCCCACGCGGCACAGGTCGCCTCGATCGTATCGACGAACAGGTCGTTTCCGACCGAGGCGTAGGCGATGTTGATGGGGTTGCTCATTGGGGCTCCATTCAGTCCCTAGCAAGAGACCCTATGTTAACGCATTAGACACCTTGTGACTGCAAGCCGTACTTCTCTTGATTCACCTGGTGCATCTCTTTCTCGCCGCGAATGTTGGACACGTAGATGTCGACGACGTCCTGCTCGGTGAGCTGGCGACGACTGGTCTGCCCTGCCCGGCTGGCGTCCTCGATCAGGTTGAAGACCATCGGCCGCTCCGGCGCCGGAACGCCATTGCTGGCCGCCGTCGACGCACTGTTGCCGCCGGACGTTGAGCGACCGGCTGAAACGTTGCCATTGCGCAGCGCCTCCACCGATGCCACGCCGCCATACTTGCGAATGTCGGATTGCGACCAGACGATCTCGCCCTTGTGGACGGTGCCCGCTGGATCGTTCACGCCGCCGGCGCCGGTATAGCCACCACCGGAGAAACCGACGCCGGCAATGTTGGCGACGTTGGCCGCGGTGGCCACGCCAACCACGCCAGCCGCAATGAAGTTGAACGGTGGCGGGAATGCTGCGAGCGCCTTTTGAATCGCCAGATAGCCGTCGATCGTGGCCTGAGCCATTGCGGCAGCCTTGCCGATCGCAGCCAGCTTGCTGTGACCGGACTGACTAAGTGTGGCCATGATCCCGAAAAAGCTCGACGACTGAGTGATGATCGCCGTGTTTTTGGCCTGCTCGATCTTGGCCCGGTTCTCGGCTGCCTGGGTGTTGATGTTGGCTACGCGCTCGGCATAGGTCTCTTCGTTGATCGCCTTGAGGTCGAGGTAGGCCTTTTGCTTTTCAAGCTCAGTGGCTCTCCACTGATCCAGTCGGGCCGACTCTTCATTCAGTCTAGTGATCTCGCTGTCAGCGCCACCGATGGACGGGTCAAGCCCGGTAGCGGTCGGCGCCTTGGTGACCCCCTCAATGGTCCCAGGCTTCTGCGCAGCGTTGAGGTTGATGTCGCGGATCTTGATCAGTGTTTCCAGGCGCTTGGCGGCCTCGGTGTTGCCCTGGCGCTCGTACTCAGCCATTTGCGCAGCATCGTCCAGGCTGGACTTCAGCTGGTTCGCCTCGCGCAGCTGACCGGTCAGGGTCAGCAGCTTGACCTGATCGTCGTTCGCCTGCTTGATGCCCTTCTGAATCTCGGCCTCACGCTCAAGGCCAGCATTCTTCTTCAGCTGTGCGGTGATCAGATCCTGGCTGGCCAGTAGCGACTTCTGGTCTGCGGTCAGAGTCTGCTTGCCCTTGATATCGGCGAGCTGCTGCTCCCACTTGATCAGCGCCTGCGCCTGAGCCCCGACCTTCTCGGTGGCGATGCCTTGGCCATTGATAGATGCGAGTTGCTGGGTTAGAACGGCATTGGTCTGCCGTGCCACGCCCAGCATCTTCAGGCCGGCGTCTTCGGTGACAGCCTTGGTCGCCGCCGCCTTGGGCTCTTTGAACTTGTCGCGAACCGCCTTTTCGGACGCATCGGCGTCGGCTTGGGTGATCGTGTAGCCGGCCGCCCGCGCCGCATTGATTCGCTGCTGATCTTCGAGCAGGGCCTTGTTCAGCTTCTGCTCGCGAGTTCCGCCGGCCTCGATGCCCTTCTGGAAGTCCTCGTAGGCCTTCTGCCCGTCGCGCTGAATCCTGGCCTTTTCACCTTCGGCCTTGCCCTGATCGGCGAGCAGCAATTTCTGCTTTTCAAGGAGGTTGAGGCGCGTCTGCAGGAACCGGGTCGAATCGCTGCCTTCGCCGAGCGTATCGGGAAACATTTTCGCCGCGAAGCTGGTCTTGCGATCCTCCAGCAGCTGTTTGGTATTGGCGATCTGCTCGTCGAGCGACTGCTGACGACCGACACCGAGCATGGCATCCCAGCCGCTTTTCGCCGCGCCAGTGATCGCATTCCAGGCGGTTTCTATGGTGCCAAGGCTCTCCTTGATGGTCTTGGTTCGGGCTTCCAGCGCCTTCGCGTAGGCATCTTGGGCAATTGTCGCCGCCGCTTCCTTCTCGCCCATTTCTTGAGCCGCGCGCACCTGCTCGTAAATAGACGCGGTGAGAAAGTTGTATTTGTCATTGAGCGTGGCCAGCGCCTTGACTGGATCTTCTGCCAGGGAAGCGAATTCGGCGACAGTGGCCGATACCGCCTTGCCGGTGACCTGCTCGAAGCCGATGGCGGCTGTGGCGATCTGCTCAAAGCTGGAACTGGCAATCTTGCCGTTCGATGCCATCAGGGCCAGCGTCTCTGCAGCCTTTCCGGTAGTGCCGACGGTCGCGCTAATGGTGGTTGCCATGCCGGCCAGGGCCAGCGACGACGTGCCTGAAGCGTTGCCGGTGGTGATGATCGCCTGCCGGAAGGCGTCCGCCTCTTGAGAGCCCTGATAGTAGGCCAGGCCCAGCGTGCCGACCGCCGCGGCTGCCACGGTGAACGGGTTGACCAGGCCGAGGACGTAGCCGCCCAATGCCTTGGCCGCCGGACCAGCGCCGCCGAACATATCCTTGAGCTGGCCGCCTTGCTGCAGGAACACGGTCAGCGGGTTCTGGCCACCCTGGAGCGACGTGGCGATGTCAGTGAATTGCGCCGGCACACCACGCAGGGCTGCAGCCGTCTGCTTGGCGGATATTCCGGTTTTGCTCAGGTCGGCGTTGAATCCAGTCAGGCCGTTTCGGGTTGCCGTGATCTTGGCCTGGTATTCGTCGAACGTGTCCTTGTCGAGCTTGCCTTCCTTGCGGTGCCTGGCGAGGGCCTGCTCTTGCTTGTCCAGATCACCGAGGCGACGAGTTACCGGGTCGATTTGCCCGAGAAGCTGCTCCAGCTCGGCGCGCTCGTCGTCAACGGACTTGGTTGCCTTTTTCGTCGCCTCTGCCAGCTTTTCCTGGGACTGTGCAGCTGTATCGGTCTGCGCACGGTACGTCGACAGCGTCGAGGCGGCCGCGGTGAACGAACTGGATGCGCCGGAGATAGACCGCCCCATCGACTCCATGGCCTTGGCGGTAGCGTCCTGTTTGGCGTTGAGCGCCTGCAGCTCTTTGACGATCAACTGAGTATCGCGACTGATGCCGCCCACAGCTTCGGACCAGGCCTTGCCGGTGCGTCCTGCGGAAGTCTCGGCGCTCTTCCCGGAGTCCGTCAGCTTGTCGAGACCATCGCTGGCCTTGTCCATGGCGGGCTTGATGCGTAGGCCGGCATCCTCAAGGGCGCCGAGCGCATCGCGAACATCTTCCGCCTTTTTCTCAGCGTCTCGGCTGTCCAGCTCAATGACGAGGCGGGATGTTTGGACCATTGCCTTTCTCCAGGTATAAAAAAACCCGCCGGAGCGGGTCTTGGTAATTTGTTGACCTTATCGAATGCAGGTCTCGATCTCTTCAGCAACGGCGTTCAGCGAGCGCGCGACATCCTCAGAGCCGCCGCCCATCATCACATGCACGGGGCTGTAGCCCGCGTTGACCATGGAGCCGGTATCGAGTTGCGCTTGCTGAATGCCGGCGAACAGGTATTTCCTTTCAGGCCCTGAATTCTTGATGGTCACGGTGTAGCGAACAGATCGCGAAACCATGGCGCTTGTATAGCCTGTCTCGCCCTTGGCCACGACGCTGGACTCATCGGGCGCCACGTACTGGATGGCACCGCCGCCACCGACTTCGCGGTTGGTTCCTGCTTGGTAATAGTTGCCCGTGTGCACGCCAATGAAGGTTTTCGACGAGTCGCTGAGCGATACCGGGTCATTCCTGACAGCACCGGCTGCGCACATGGCCATCTTTCCGGGTGCCGCCTGGCCCGAGCCGCTCACCTCGAATGACTTGAGGTAATTGCCGTCAAGCCCTGGCTCGCCGTACTTGTAAAGGTTTTGGGTGCCAGAGGCGCACCCGCCAAGAGTGACCAACACCAACACAACCGCTGCAATCCTGAACATTCCGTTTCTCCCTTGCGTGATGCGATCAATATAGCATCACACAAGCGCGGTTCATTCTTCCTCTTCTGCTTTTAGGCACAGCGCATCGAGGGTGTAGACCACTTCGTCAATCTCGCTGCGCGGCATGGCTGGCGGGTGCGCCTCCAGCCAATCCGAAATTTCCCGGGCCGACAGCGGCAGCGGGAAGGCACCAGCCATCGACGAGACAAACCGGCGCCCGCGTGTGATGTTGCGGAACGTGCTCAGCAGATAGCTGGTCATCGGGTCCGTTTCCGGCTCATCCGGGACCGCCATCTTCAGCCGCTGATAGATCAGTCTGCGCTTTTCGGTGTCTCCGCCCCACTCTCGCTCCCACTCGAAGCGGGCAACGACTTTCCCACGGTCTCAGCCAAGGCCTTTTGCGCCTCCACGGCCGATATCGACGACTCGCGCAGGACGAACAGGAAAAATTCGAGGTTGGCATCGAGCATCTGCTCGGCAGATCCGGCGCTGTACGCCAGCGGGTTGCCGTCCGCATCTTGCACGCCGGCCCAGTCCTTGACGATGAACTGGCTCAGTAGTCGGCACTGGGTCTGGTGCTCGGTCGTCTCGCCGTCGATCACGCCCACGACACCGGTGCCGAACTGGGCGTCAGCATTGCGCAACTTGCGGCGTTCGCGCTCAAGGGCGACCGCGTATTCCGGGTTATCAATTCGTGCCAGCAACACTTTGGTGTCGTCGTCATAGGCGACCCACTTGGTTTCCGAGATGTTCTGGTCTTTCTTGGTCAGTCGCAAAGCCATTGTAAATCCTCACGCCACGCCGAAAAGGACCGCCCCGGCTGGCGTTGGTGCCGGGGCAGTCAAGGGGTGAATCGGTGTTACGAAACGGTGATGGTCGAGGTGCTGAGCTTCGTGCCGTCGTACTTGCTGGTCGCGGTGATGGTCGCGGAGCCGGATGCCACGCCAGTGACCAGGCCTGTCGAGCTGACGGTTGCCTTGCTCGGTGCGCTGCTGGTCCAGTTGACGCCTTGCGGTGCGCCTGCCGGAGCCACGGTCGCGGTCAGCTGCTGAGTGCCGGCTACGGCAATGGTTGCAGTACCTGGGGCCACGGTTACGCTGGTCGGGGCCACGTATGGCGCGCGGGTGATGGTCGGGGCGAGCTTGGCCACGGTGTAATTCAGCGTCAGCTCGATCAGATCCTTTTTGCCACCGCTAGGCAGCTCACCGTCGACTTCCACTGCCGGGAAACTGAAGGTGTACTTGTTGCCAACGCTGTCGGTGATCGGGAACTCGACCGCCACCGGTTTACGGCTGAAGGTGTTCTTCCAGATGCCCCAGGCCGTCGCCGACCAGGCCAGCGTGATAGTGCCGGTGATGGCCGCCTCGGTGGCGATCTGCGCACCCGGACCCATCTTGTCGGTGCCTATGCAGCGCTGAGCCTGCAGGCCGTTGTCCAGGCTGATGGTCATGGCCGAGACGCAGGCCTGGCCTTCCATCGAGGCGCCATCAATCAGGAGGGTGCCGACGTTGCCGTTGCTCATGAACGGAGTGGTCGTCGGGCCAGCCGGCGCGAGCACGATCGGCGCGCTGCTGTCGGTGTAGTCCAGACACGCAGTACCGAAGGTCACGGTAACCTTGCCGTCACTCGGGATGTCCAGGGCGAACGTCGGGATATGCACGCCCTTGAACAGCGAGTAAACGCCCACGTCCATGTAATTCTTGGCGATGCTGAAGGTGTGGCGCACGTCGCCAACGGTCAGCACGTTGCTGGTCCAGGCGCCGTAAAACGCGGCTTCCAGCAGCTTGTCGAAGCTGCCATAGGACAGTTCAGCCGTCAGGTCGCCGCCGATATCGGTGCTGGTCACGACCGAGCCCTGATTGATTCGCGAGTCGGTGATCTCGTCGCTGGTCGCCGTGTTGACGGTCGGGGTCATGGCATTGCCGGTCAGCCGTAGCGTGTCCCAGGTGCCGGTGCCGGGAGTAACGCCTGGCGTCACCTCGGGGATGATGTAACTTGAAACCTTGGCGCCGCTCGACATAGTGAGTCTCCAGATTGCGGACATGAAAAAGCCCGCGCGTGGCGGGCTGTAGTTGGTGCGTTGCGCTGGATCAGCCAGCTCTGAAGCGGATATTCACGTTGACCTGATAGAAGCCCTCGAACTCGCCGGCCGGGATCTGACTCGCCTCCATGCATTCGAGGCCGCCCGATTGCCAGTAAGCAAAGTGCGCTTCGAGCTGATCCGACAGGACGTTGAGCGCCTTGGTGCCGGTGCCGATCCGGGCGAAGCATTGGATGCTGATCTGGCCAGGCTTGCGGGTGTACGGCTTGTCAGCCATGCCAGCCATGAAGGCCGTTGCGTGCTGGATGTTCAGGCGGCACCAGAGGCCGTCAGCCGGCGGCGTGAAGGTCTGTGTGTTCGGGTAGTCGATACTGGCTTGCGGCAGGCCGGCAAAAGCAACCATGCGCGCCGTGATCAGCTTGCGGATGTCTTCGTATGTCATTCTTGATGTATCCTTGTCGGTGCGGCTAGGGCATGCAACCCGAACATCTGGCTCATCACCGGACCGCCGCAACCACCTTCAGTGATGACAACTCTTTGATGGAGAGTGACATGCAAGAACTCTGGAAGCCGGTTGCCGGCTATGAAGCTATCTATGAAGTATCCAATCTCGGTCAAGTACGGTCTCTCGACCGCTTAGTCACCCATTCAAATGGAAGCGTGACTCGACGCGCCGGCCGAACTCTCGTTCAATGCCTTCGCGCTGGATATCCATTCGTCAACCTTCAGGATCATGGCAGAAAGCGCATGGTGCATACCCACAGACTGGTCGCTGAGGCGTTCTGTGATCCCGTTGATGGTTGTAATGTGGTTAATCACCTTGACGGCAGCAGAGACAATAACGTCTGGACCAACCTTGAGTGGACGACATTCAAGGGCAATACACAGCACGCAGTCAGGACCGGCCTAATGGTTGCCGCTAGAGGCGAATCCTCTGGAGGCTCCACGCTTACAGGAGGCCAAGTTGACGAGATCCGTAGGCGCATAATTCTTGGCGAAAACGGAACAGCTCTCGGCAAGGAGTTCGGCGTAAAACCGATGTGCATCTCGGATATCAAGAACGGCAAAACATGGGCCAAGCATGGAGATCCGGAACTCGTTCGCCGATGCAAGGAGACGGACCAGTTTGTAGCTAAAGGCTCATCGCACGCCAAGTCGAAAATAACCGAGAAGGACGTGGAGCGAATCATCGTTATGCTGAAGGCCAGGGTCTTGCAAAAGGATATCGCCCGGGAGATCGGCTGCCACGAAATGACGGTTTGCCGAATCAATCTCGGCAAGGTATGGGTTCATGTTCGAGTCGATGGTTGCGGCGAGCCTCCGTATTTCATACTAAAGCCCAGGGCTCACCACTTAGCCGCGCTATCTATAAGCCTCTGAGACCCCTATCCATGCCAGGTCGTATACGCCTCCTGGCGCTTGGGTCGAGTGGCCGAGCTCAATCATTTCCGAGTACGGAAGGTTGGTCTGTATGTAGATCACCGGGTAGTTTCCTGATGCCCTGATCAGCATTGAGCCCCTGGACAGGGTTTCGCTGCCTGATGGGTCGATGTTTTCCGTCACGGTGAAGTCGGGAGCGCCGATTGATACGGTATGGCTGCCGCGGAAGCGACCGCCCACATAACCTTGACCTGCCGCCTTCGCATCGACAAAGAAATTCTCTTTCCGCTCACGCTGGGTCAGCTTCTTGAATTGCTTCTTGCCGGTGTTGGTCGCGTTTCGGGCGTCGACGTTGGCGTCGTAGGCATCAGCCAGGGCTGTGTTCTGCGTTCTAAGCTCGGTGTTGGCCTTCCACAAATCCGGGTTGCCGACCGGTGATCTCTGGATGACTTCGCTCAGCATCGCCAAGGCAATGGACTGGACATGCTGGGTCACGTCCTCGTCGATCTGGTCGGCGAAGTCGCGCAGACTGTGACTCCATCCGGCCTTGGCGTTCATTTACGGCGCCCTCAGTTGGATCTGGTAGGTAGCTGACGTCGGATCAACCTGCACACCCTTGACCACGTAACTGACGCTCTTGGCTCGGTCGGCCAGATCCGGTGCCGTGATCGTGTGACCCTCGGCTGGCCGGTCGGTGAGCTCATTGGTCAGCGCAATCAGCTTCAGGTCACCCGACAGTATGTTGACGTTGTCGATGCGCTTGGTTTCGTACTCAGCCATCACGCCGCGCCCGGTGTAGGTCACGGTGACTGCTGTAGTCGTTTCCTCGACCGGATCGTAGACGCCCGGCCCCTGATACGAGCCAGTGAACGCTGACACGGCATCGGCCAGCTTGCCGTCGAAGGCTTTGGCCAGCTTGGTCTGAAGCTTGCCCTGTAGGCCCATGCTCAGCCCCTCACCATCGGAATGGAATTGGTGCCAGTGGTCCAGGGGTAGATCAGCGCCAAGGCGAAGTTCTCCCCGGAGGACAGTGCGACGGAGCCCTGAACGTAGGTTTCGCTGACGGACGTGCCAGAGGTGGCCGATACCGTCTCACTGATCGTCTCGCGCTCGACGGCCTTGTACAGCGCGCCCGTCGAGGCGATTTTTGCAACTTGGGCGCCGGCCTGCTTGATCTCGGCCGGTACTTCGGCGGGGACAGGACGCTTAATCTTGCTGGTCAGCCAGGCGTTGGCCTGCATCACA